ATTTCGGTTTGAAATCTTGGGTCATTCATTTTTTCCATATATTTCACAGACGTGACTTCTGTATCAATATAAAATTGAGCTTTTGCCATATTGCTAAAATAATCAATAAGACGCTTGATATAGCCAGACTTTTGATACATATAGTTCATCAGACGTAAAATATTTTTTCCGTATCGCTCTGGGTATTGACACATCAGCAGGATTTGTTTTCTGGAAAACCCACAAATACGTGTCGGGGTAATTGTGTTTTTCAGTGATAATTCTGAAATTACCAGACGGCGCAGGGAAGCAAAATCCATAGTCGAAGTTTTTGAATGAACAAAATCTTCAAAAGCTTTTTTGTCAGACTGATATAATTCTTCTAACTTTTGTTCAGTAGAGTTTTTCTGCTCCATATTCACTGCCTTTCTACCTATAAATCGATGCAATTGAAGGTCTGCGTGCTAACGATAACGTATGCTTTGGAACTTCAACCTGTTTCTTGGTATAGGAACAAAATTCTACAATATAGTAGATTAAATAGGATAAAGCAGAGAATCTATCCTTATCCATTTTCTTTACAACTCTTTCGATAGAAAGAGAATTATTATTCATATATCTAATCTTTAAATTCGCAATTTCTTCAAACAATAGGTCTGTCTGCACATACGGAAGGATATGCAATGTCGGATCAGATCGGTCTTTTGCAGTAAAATCAGAATCAGATTTCTTTGCTAAAAGTCGAAGACGACCGGAATCTACAATATCAATAAAGTCTGTAATGACTTTACTCTGATTCCCTTGTGCCTTCATATCAAACAAACAAGATTCTGCTTCCTTGATTTCCGGTTCATTGCTTGTATTAACTGTATTCCAGCATCCAAGATAATCACCAGTAACTGGGTCATAAGCATCTTTCAGTAATTCGTCGATTAATCCGGCTCCAAGACCATTACCATCGACGATCACCATTTTGGCATTAAAGTCAATTTTCGTTTTCTTAACTAAACATGCCTGTGCTGTAAAGTTCAAAGTATTTGCGACAGAGATAATATTTGGAATTTCAATCGATTTGATTCTGTTAGATTCACGGTTCCGAATAACACGGCCCACGACAATAGAAGATTGATTATTATTGGTTTTTTGAGAACGAGCCACATCGACTCCGATATAGTTTTCCTCTTCATACTTATTATAATTGACAGCAGGAGAGGTAAGGGTTCTGCAATTCAGCAGCTTATTTACATCTACCAAAGCACCGTCAGAACTTCCAACCCTTTTAGATTCATAGTTCTGAGCAAATGCAACAGATGACATTTCCTGTTTCTTTTGGAAGATCTGGCTCTTTGTAGATCCTCGTCCGTAATAGCAAGGAAGCCACCAGCTAGAACCTAAAACTAAGGTGCCTTTCAAATTTATCATGTCTTTACACATCCGAACCGAACGTTCATATTCGTCAGAACCTTTAAATCCGGCTGTCGTAAAGAAATTGATTTGCTGATTTAGTTCTTCTGGGTCAGTAATAGAATATTTTCCAACACAGACACGAGGAACTTCCACGATAGGTTTTAAAGCATCCTGAAAAGTTGCATCATCAATCAAGGCAGACTCTTCGATATTCATCCTTTTTCGACGCTGACCTTTAGAAGATTGAGCATTCGCTAAATTATCTAATGTAGCCCCGTTTACAAACTTAATCGTTGCATCACCTTTGGCAAAACTTGCTTTTGCAATTTCATTCTGCAACATAGGATAGAACCGCATAATTTCTTCATATTTATCTTTTAACAGATCTGCAGCGTTTTCTTTTGTCTGCGCTGTAAGAGAAATTGTGATCTCTGGATAGAAGATACAAACTAAAATGGAAGCTAAAACTTCATCAAATGTTTTCCCGTACAATTATGTTATCCTAAAAGCTTTTTATCTTTTAGTTCTTACAATCACTTGTAAGTTCAGCGTACATTTTCACCCTCGTTTTACGTTAGGCATAATCTGGATGATTCTATAAACCATCGTGCCGGACACTCGTGGGTATATTATATTTATTCAACACCTACGCGTTACGATGATAGACGACCTTGCGAAATCCGCCTACTTATCTCGATATTCTCTTGCCGTATCAAACAAGCAGTTCATCGATATTGCCCGGTTTTACTAGAAAAGTTTCCAATTCTAGGAGGCTACTATTTAACCTCTTGGGAAAACACCATAAAATGATACGAACCGTAGCATTGCACGAAGATAGACCCGCTGATCTGTATGTAAATTAAGTCCTCCCTTTTCTGGTTTGATTAAATCCAGAAACAGATCAGGATACCATCGAGCAAAACTACAGAAATATGTCCAATTTTTTATATTAATGCCAGAACCTAAGTTCATGGTTGTTACTCCTCTTGAAATTCGGGAGGAATAGTAATAAACTTCTCAACATTAGGCCGATTCTCCGAAGTAGGATCATCGGTAAAAATTCCATATGGATCACCATAAGTGTCAATATATTCTTGCTTTTTCTGATCATAAAAATGATAGATATCAGAATACGGAACTTCTGGCATTCCATTTAAATTTCTTTCATAATTGATATAGCACCAGATAATAAAATCGACCGCATCATTCGGGCGATATTTAAATTCCGGAAAAATGGGGATTCGCTCATTGGCACTTTCAACCGCTTGGAAAATGTCACTAAAACTCGTAATTCCACCTTGAAGATCTGATTTCGACATTTGCTTTGGAGTCAGTTTAGCATCTTCAGCTGCTTTGGCGGCAGCAGTATACCATTTCTGTGCATCAAGAACATTTCCTTCCGCAGTCGCCATTTCTTCTTTTACCTTAAAACGCACGTAAGTTGCCAACGCTTCTTGATGGAGCGTAGTCTGTACAGAATAGTTTTCAGTAATGTTTTTGTACTTATAGTACATATTCCGGTACTCAGTAATCGTGTATCCTTCACCAAAAAGACGTACCATTTCATCTGTTACTTGGAAATCATCGGTAGAAGAGGAGAGGGGTTCTTCTTTTTTCTTGACAATATTTTGAGCTTTTTCATGCTTGTGTAGAATATCTGGATATTTTCTGGAGATAGCATCGAGATCAGTATTGCTCAAATTTGTATTCTGATTTATAAAATTTTCCTTTTCAGAATCTCCATATCCCTTATTTACGTTCTGCCTCATTGCAATATTTTTGAAATAAAAGGATAAAATCTTATCTCCGTGATTCGGAATATCTTCTTTGTCAACAAATGGATTTTCTGTCTCAAACTGTAGATATGCACTTTCCAACAAATTTTTATAATACGGTTTATCGATTTTACGCAACACATCATTTAGTTTCAGAGGATCAATGCGGTTCTCATCATCTAAAATAAGCCCAAAGACACAATCTTTGCAGATCGGGACCCTTCCATCTTGCTGGAAAAGTGGGCTTCGACTAATATAAAAATCCTCAAACCGTTTTTCTTTTCCACATCTCTGACACCGTTTTTTCGGTTTATCTGTTCTTCTTGCCATGATATCACCCGCCTTTGATTTGAAACTCTATGACGTCCTTTTTCTGCTTTCCATTAATTTGGTTACAGAATCAAGATCTTCCATATCGACAATGATTAATTTCCGCATTTCTGGCTCTACATTCTTGTGCATGAAGCTATTTCCACCGTTTTCTGTATAACTATTAAACAGTTCCCAGAATGCTTCAGATTCTAATTCCGTCCATTCCAATCGTGGATTTACATCTGGATTTGTATAGTAACGATAAGAGTGAAGCAATTTTTCACGAGAACTTGCAAGTTCATATTTCCGGCTACGTTCAAATAATTCATTAATAGAAGCCATATTCCGTTGTTGAGTCTCAGCAAAAGTGTCCTGTTTTTCTTCAATACGTTGAATAGCTTCTGTGAGCTGGCGCTGTATTTCAAAACTCTGATTGCGATCATGAATACGAGTTGCTTCACGATCTTGGCGTTCCTGCTCCAGCTGTGCCTCATATTTCGTACGATCTTGAGCATGGGTTTCCTGAAGCTTCTTCACTTCATTTAATGATTTTTGAATATTTTTGTCTCGCAGTTCTTCAGCCTGCCTTTTCTTGAGTTCACTGTCAATCCATTTATTATATTTCTTCCTAAGATAGAAGAAAGCAGCGATCGCAAGAATGATCATTGACCACGACACGCCAAAGATTGTTTCGCCTTCTAATAATTTTAATAACGCATCCATGTTGTCCCCCTTTGCCTTACCCCAGATGTCTCATCCATGGGGATAATCAACTTTTATTATAAAACGGTACTGCCGTGATTCGAACACGGACTACGTTGCCGTAGGGCAGATTAGCAATCTGCTGAGATACCATTACTCCACAATACCATTACGACATGTGAGGGAATCGAACCCCCGAACCTTTTACAGCCAACGGTTTTCAAGACCGCTTCCTCGACCAACCGGACACATGCCTAAAATATAACCAGTTATATCACTGGCAAAGTCTATGTATTACACATATTAATGTAAATAAATCGACAGAGATGGAGTCGAACCACCCGATCCCGAAGATAACATCGATAATAGGAGTGGAGGGAATCGAACCCACTCAGTGCTAAAGCCACGGAATTTACAGTCCCGCCAATCTCCTTAATTGTCTACACTCCCAAAAATTCTTTTGTTTTTACTACCAAATGTATCTAATTGTCGATCACAATTAGGGCATACCCAACGAAGGTTAGATAGTACATTATTAGTATTATTTCCATCGATATGATCTAAAATTAGACTTAATGGTTTTCCATTCCAAAATGGCTCTTGTCCACAAATTGAACATTTATATTCAGTGTAAGAACCCTTGATGTACCATTCTCGCAAAGTTTTTTGTGTTGCAGTAGAATCTTCACAAAACACGTTTTCTTCTGTTCGTTTAATCCCTGTACTAACACCTTTTGTAAAATGATCTGTAGAAATATTATATTTATCAAGTCTAGTTTGAACAGTATGTCTATTTGCTCCACTCGCTGAACTATATCCAATTTTTCTTAATACTTCTTGTAATGTCCGAGAAGATTGAACTATTTTTTCTAACTCGTCTTTTGACAATAAATCTACTTTAGCCATTATCATAATCTCCCCTTTCTTTTATAGTACTTAGATAGGTATATATCCAGCGAAAAATAAAGTATTCATGTTTTTTGGTACCCAGAACAGTCAGACTTTTCCATTGCTTGTCAAACTGGGCCTTGGCATTTCCTCCAAAGACTGCACAGGTTTTCATGTGCTACAGTTCCGCAAAACTGTACCGCTATCCATGGATCTGATAGGGCATGATCCTATAACACCTCGTTTAACGGGCGAGTGCTCTACCAGTTGAGCTACAGATCCAAAAACATTAATGTAGTATGCCAGATTTTTACTAGACCGCTTTACTCTACGCGTTTGAGTACTGGCAAGAGGAGAATCCCGG